ATTACTCATCTTATGGGTAATCCTACAGGATATGGAGCAGAATTTAAAGAAAAGTCTGGTCAAGCTATTGCCTATCAAACAGATATTAAGTTAAGAGCAAAAAGATTTAGTCCTTGGTTACTAGGTAAAGAAAATAATCAAATTGGACAAGAAGTTGAATGGCAGGTAATATGTTCTGCTTTAGGCCCACCGGGAGCAACAACAACTAGCTATATTAGATATGGGGAAGGTATTGATAAATACATGGAACTGTTTAATCTTGCTGTAGATATTGGTGTTATTAGTAAAGGGGGAGCTTGGTATACTTTTAGTAGTGTTGAGGACAGTCCAAAATTCCAAGGATCTGAAAAGGCCAGAGATTTTATAATTAATAATCCTGAAGTATATACATCTATAGTAAACGAAGTCAATACAGCACTGGGATTATAATGGACATTGTAGACTTAGATAACAACAGTAAAAAATGGAGCTTAAAAGGATATATTTCTAAAGCTACAGCAACCAATAAATCTAAATATCATATTACTGCTAGGCAGTTATTACACGATCTTTTTCCTACATTTCAAATTTTAGAAGAAGTGTCTATACCAGTTAGGACGAAAGAAACTTTGTATTTAGATTTTTATATGCCTTTAGTTAAAATGTGCATCGAGGTACATGGAGAGCAACACTACAAATTTATTCCTTTTTATCACACAACTAAATTAAATTTTTTGAAAGCAAAAAAAAGAGATAACGAAAAAAAAGAATGGTGTGAGCAAAACAATATTACATATATCGAATTACCTTTTAATGAAAATTTAGACGAGTGGACAAACAGAATAAATGAATACTAAAGATAAAGTAAAAGAATGGGATGATGTACTTGATGAGTATGAAAAAGGAATAGGTCTTCCAACATATCAAGGACACCAATTCTCTAATGAAGAATTAGAACACTATTTTTCTATGGATAGAAAAGTACTAGAAAGTATGACTCCACAAGACTGTGGAGAAATAGCTTATAGACTAGGACAGTTTAGTTTTCATATACAAAGAAGTTTAAATAGAGAACTAGCTAGAGTGAATTGGGCAGAAGAGAACGTTAAACAAGCTATTGCTGATGAATTAAACTCATATAAAGGGTACGGTTATGTAGAAAAATCTTCACAAGCAATTAAACATAATGACAATGCCAGTGCTTTGAATAATATAAAGAAGTATGCACAGATGAGAGCAGACAGATTACAATATATATCTAATGGAATAAAAAACCTTTCAGACATCCTTCTGAATATACAGAGGAGTAAATTAAAACATGAGCAATAAAAAAGAAACTATAGAGCAAATTGTAAATTTACTTAGATCTTTGGTTGACGAAGAAGACACTCAAGAAAATCCTAAGCCTGCTACAAAAAAGAAAAAGGTAGCAAAGAAAACAACTAATAAAAAGATAACAAGAAGAAAAACTTCTACAGCTAAAGTAGATGATAAAGAATCCACTAATAAATTTCTAAGTATGCCAGAAATGCATATGTTTAAAGATGATACTCTAATAGACAAGAAGTTACAAGTAAGCGACCCTTGTCCACGAACTAGAAGTTTTAATACTATATCAGTGACATGTAGAATGTGTGGTAAGAGTGAACAGGTAAATCCTGTTTTGGTTTCAGAAAAAACAAGATATAAATGCAATGTGTGTGCAAGTTCTGGGGGTTAGAGAATGGCTTTGAATGATACTTCTGCAGAAAGAGCTGTATTGGCTGGTATCTGTCAATATGCAGATAGTGTATATCTTGAAATATCTGATCTTTTAGATTTAGAATGTTTTACTGTAGATAGTAATAAATTAATTTTTGAATGTTTGAGAAAGCTATGTGAAGAAGGAACAGTATCAATTGATATTGCTTCTATTTTATCTCAAGCTAAAGAATTAGGGTATTCAGATTTCTTTTCTAAAAAAGAGGAACTCCAGCATTTACAAGCAGTAATTAACTTTCCGATACATGAAGATAATGTTAAAAAATTTACAACTAAAATTTGTAAACTAAAAATAGCAAGACTTTTACAACAACAACTTAAAGATGCCAGTAAGAATATTCTAAATATTAATGGTTCAGAAAGTATATCAGAAATTATTGCTCTAGCAGAGGATCCAATATTTGATTTTACTAACCTAATTAGTAATGACGACTCTGCCCCAGAACAAATACATAAAGGACTTGAAGAATATTTACAAGATTTGCAAGACAACCCTGTAGATCAAGTTGGTATCCCCACAGGATTCCCTGTATATGATCAATCTATCGGTGGAGGTTTAAGGAAAAGTACAATTAATGTTATTGCAGCTAGACCCAAAACAGGGAAAACACTACTATCAGATAACATGGGTTTAAATATAGCTAAAACTGGTATTCCTGTTTTAAATATGGACACAGAGATGACGAAACAGGATCATATCAATCGTCTTATAGCCATGATGACAGAAATAGAAATATCAAAAATAGAAACTGGAGCATTTGCCAATTCCCAGTCTTCATGCAACAAAGTCAAAAAAGCTGCTGAGGCTTTAAAAGACATGAATTTTTATCATAAGTCTATTGCAGGAAAGGGGTTTGATGAACAATTATCCATTATGAAAAGATGGATCGTCAAAGAGGTCGGATTAAATGATGACGGAACAGCTAAAGATTGTGTAGTTTTTTATGACTACTTAAAATTAATGGATACTCAAGGCTTGTCATCAGATATGAAAGAATATCAGCTTCTTGGCTTTATGATGACTAGTCTACATAATTTTGCAAGTAAATATAAGATTCCTATAGTTGGATTTATACAATTAAACAGGGACGGCATTACAAAAGAAAGTACAGATACAGCTAGCGGTTCAGATAGAATCATTTGGTTGTGTAGCAATTTTACTATATTTAAAAGAAAGTCTGATGAAGAGATATCGGAAGATGGAGCATCATCAGGTAATAGAAAATTGATACCTATCATTAGTAGACACGGTGGAGGTTTAGATGATAACGATTACATTAATTGTGATATGAAGGGTTGGTGTGCAAAAATCAGTGAAGGTAAAACTAAATTAGAACTAATGAATAATAATTCCGATGAAAATGAAGGGTTTGTGGTAAGTGACGAAACAAACGAAATACCGTTCGTATAATCAAAACGAATTAAAAAATATTTGTGATGCTTTATGTGATAATATCGAAAAGGTATTATCTGCACTTGATTTACACGAATATATAGATAATGGCAAAATGATAACAATGGCTTGTCCTATACATGGTGGAGATAATGATTCAGCATTAAATTTGTATTATGAAGGAGATACCTATAGGGGTAATTGGAAATGCAGGACACATCAATGTGAAAAGATTTTTAAAGGTTCCATATTAGGGTTTATCAGAGGTGTTCTTTCTGCTAGGGAATATGACTGGCAGCAAGATGGGGATAAAATGTGTTCATTTGCAGAAGCTATGGAATTTGCTAAATCTTTATTAAGTGATTACAATTTAAATGACTCTGTTTTTAGCGATTTGAAACAAGACAAAAGTAATTTTTCTAGAATTGTAGATAAGATGATTACTAAACCAGAAGAAACCCCTAAAATTACCAGAGAATCAGTAATACAAAACATAAGCATACCGGCACAATATTATTTAGATAGAAATTTTTCTTCAGACATCTTAGTAAAATACGATGTGGGACTATGTATCAATCCACATAAACCCATGAGTAACAGAGTTGTTGTGCCAATATATGACAATTCTGGTGAATTCTTGGTTGGATGTACTGGTAGAAGTATCTTTGATAAATGTGATAAATGTGAAGCATATCATAGACATGATAAAGATTGTCCTGACAAGGACAAGAGATGGCAGCATTCTAAATGGAAACACAGTTACGGTTTTAAGTCTCAAAATCATTTATACAATTTTTGGCATGCTAAAGATCACATATATAAAACTAATTATGCAGTTATAGTGGAAAGTCCTGGTAACGTATGGAAATTAGAAGAAAACGGCATTCATAATAGTGTTGCAATTTTTGGTTGTAATTTAAGCGATAGACAAAAGCTTATTCTTGATTCATCTGGAGCTATGACACTTTTTATACTAACAGACAATGATGAGGCTGGTCAAAGAGCAGCAAAAGAAATCAAAGAAAAGTGTGAAAATACCTACAGGTTATTTTCCCCTCAGATTTCAAAGCCAGATATTGGAGAAATGACAAGCGAAGAAATTACAAATGAGATAACAAACTTTATAAAGGAAAGAGTATGATTGTTGCATTTGCTGGAAGAAAACAGTCTGGAAAAACTACTTCATCAGATTTTGTAAAAAATCTTTATGAAAGCAGAGGTTTAGGAATAGCTAAACAATATAACTTTGCAGACCCTTTAAAAAGAGATGTGTGTATGAATATATTTGGGCTAACATATCATCAGTGTTATGGTGATGATAATTCTAAGAACGAATTAGTAAATTGTTATTGGCCAGATACCAAAAAACAAATGACAGCTAGAGAAGTTATGCAATATGTTGGAACTGATGTCTTTAGAAAAATTCAACATAATGTATGGGCAGGTGCTACTGTCAGTAAAATACAAAAAGAAAAACCTCATCTAGCATTGGTTGCTGATTGTCGTTTTCCTAACGAAGTAGAAGCCATTAGGAATGTTAATGGTTTGGTTATTAAACTAACTAGAAGTCCTTTTAATTCAGACCATGCAAGCGAAACTGCATTGGATGTAATTAATTATGATTCTAATAATTTTGATTATATTATTGATAACACCCATATGAGTATTGGAGAACAGAATGAAATAATTTATAATTTTCTTGTCTCCAAAAGGGTATTACCATTATAATTACATATTTTAGGAGTTCATCCTATAACACACACAATATGTGTGAGCAACAATATTTATTCGATTATGTATTAGGATATAGATCTCCTTCAAATAAAAAAGCAGATAAAGGAACTATAGTACATAAAGCTCTAGAGATCTTAGCATTTATTAAATATCATGTTCAACAAGGCAACAGAAGCTTTATAGATGATGTAGTAGGAGAGGTAGACGTACAAGACTACGATTTAGATAAAATTATAGAAGGAGTATATACATACTATACTTCTGCTTTCAGTCATCATAAATGGACACCTACTGATTTTAAAGATTGTTCTAAATGGACTTATAAGGCGATTAATTGGAACAACGGTATGTTTGATCCAAGAAATAGAAACATATTATATCCTGAACAGCAATTTGATATGCTCATAAATAAACCCTGGGCTAAATATACATATGATACTAAAGACGGCAAGTTAGAAGGAAACCTAGCAGTCAAAGGAACTATTGACCTTATTACTAAGCCTAATGAAAAAACTTTAGAAATTGTAGATTGGAAAACAGGCAAAAGATTGAACTGGGCAACAGGTGAAGAAAAAACTCAAGAAAAATTAGAAAAAGACCCACAGCTTATGTTGTACTTTTATGCTGCTCAAAAACTATATCCTGAAATAGAACATTGCATTGTAACTATATTTTTTATTAATGATGGCGGCCCTTTTAGTATGACATTCGACAAAAAAGATATTTATGCTACAGAAGGATTACTAAGAAAGAAATTTGAACATATAAAGAAATGCAAGAAGCCTAAATTAAGCAAGACTTGGAAATGTACAAAATTATGCCACTATGGCAAAACAACATTTGAGAACTCTGATATTTTACCAATATTAGAATATAGAGATGGTCAAGTGTGCAATAAAGGTACATATATGACTAAGTGCCAACAAGTAGCGCATGACATACAGGTAAAAGGTTTTCAAAATACTGTTGACGAGTACACAGTTCCCGGCTACAATGTAGGATACTATCAAGCCCCCGGAAGCACATAATGAAACCCTATATACCCTTGCATGTGCATACGCACTATTCCTTGTTGGACGGACTAAGTAAACCATCTGATATAGCAAAAAGATGTAATAGCATAGGAGTTCCTTCTTGCGCAATTACAGATCATGGTTCTATCTCCGGTACTGTTCAGTTTTATACAGAACTTAAACAAAATAATATTAAACCAATTTTAGGTTGTGAATTATATATTTCTCGTGGTTGTTCTAAAGAAAAAAATAAAGATAATTCTAAGTTAGATCATTTAGTTATATTAGCAAAAAATCTTAAGGGCTGGAAAACACTAATTAAGGTTGTTTCAGAATCTAATCATCCAGATAGGTTTTATCGTAAGCCCAGACTTGATTTAGAGACATTAGGAGATTTATTAGATGGAAACATAATAGCAATAACAGGACACTTAGGTTCTACTTTAGCTAATAATATTACATCAGATAATCAAATGTTAGATGATTGGAAACGTTTAGGTTCTAATCATATAGACAAACTAGCAGATGTCTTCGGTAAAGGTAATGTATTTTTAGAAGCTCAACTAATAGATAAGCATGTTAACCCTATCCAAGTAGAACTAACAAATTGTATTAGATCACTTGGTCAGTCTACAACAACTAAGGTTATCTCTACTCCTGATGCTCATTACGCCAAGCAAAGCGATGCTGTAGATCAAAGAATTTTACTATGTAATAACATGAGAACAACACTGTCTGAAATTAATCACAAATTACAAAACGATCTACCTATTCCATTGTCTTGTTTTTTTAATAGTGATAAATACTATATCCCTTCACCAGAAGAAATGCAAACCTTGCATACTGCAGAAGAAATAGAAAATACAATTTATGTAGATTCTTTATGTGAAGAGTATAATATATTAAGTCAACCTATATTGCCTCCTTTCAACCATCCTTCAGAATACAAAACAGATTCAGATTATCTAAGACAATTATGTAGAGATGGCTGGAGAAAGCATGAATTAAACTCTTTAGATAAAAAAGAACAAGATAAGTATGTTGCTCGTTTAAAATATGAATTTGATGTTTTACATAACGCCAATCTATCTAGTTATTTTTTAATAGTACAAGATATAGTTAATTATATTAAAGAATCAAAATGGTTACCGGGACCAGGAAGAGGTAGCGCAGCAGGATGTTTGGTATCATATCTCTTAGGGATAACATCTATTGATCCTATGAAATATGATTTGTTATTTGATAGGTTTTACAATGCTGGCAGAAACACAAAAGATAGAGTCTCTATGCCTGATATTGATTTGGATGTCCCAATTGATAAAAGAGAAAATATTATAGAATACATTAAGACAACCTATGGCCAAGAAAAAGTATCTCAAATGCTTACTTTCAATACTATGAAAGGTAGAGGTGCCTTAAAAGATGTTCTTAGAGCATATGGAAATCTTTCTTTTGAAGACATGAATAAAATTACTAAAAACATTCCTGATGAAGCTAAAATTTCTGATGAATTACAAGAAATGAAAAAAGAGCAGGGAGAAGCATCTATCATTAAATGGACTTTAGAAAACAGAAATAAAGAACTTAAAGAATGGTGTCATTATAATAAAGATGGAGAACTAGAAGGACCCTTGGCAAAAAGGTTTGAGCAGGCTATTAGATTAGAAGGTACTAAAACCAACCAATCTAAACATGCTGCTGGTGTAGTTATTGCTCCAGAAAAACTTACTGATATATGTCCAATGGTTTACGATACAAAAAATAAAAATTTAATTGCTGGGATGGAAATGCAAGATTTAGAAAATATTGGAGTTATAAAATTTGACATCCTCGGTGTAGCTGTTTTAGATAAAATTATGAATATATCTACTATGTTAAAAGAAGGAGTATGATTATGGAATTTAAAGATCTGGGTGTTAATGACATTTTTGTGAAAGAAGGTCAAAACAATCAATGTGTCAAAGTTGCAGAAGTCAGAGTTAGTTGTTGCAAAGTAAAATGTAATGCTAAACGTAGAGATACAGGAGAAGATATGGTATTCAGACCCTTAGACAAGGTTACTAAAATTAATGAAAAATAAAATATGTGTGTTTGATTTTGAAACAGACGGCAAAGATCCGTATGTTTGTAGTCCGGTACAACTTGCTTGTGTCATGATTGATCCTGAAAAACTAGATATTGTACCCAATTCTGAGTTTAATATAAATCTAAAGCCCGAACTTTTAGACAAAGACCCAGAACATCAATATGATATAGAGTTATTAGAATTTCATGCGAAGGCTCAGAAAAGCACAGCAACAGAAGTTCTTAATAACTGGAAAAAGTTTCCATCACAAAAACAATCATGGGGTCAATTTGTTAACTATTTAGATAAGTATCACTCAAGAAGTTCTCGAAGAAGTATGTTTTCTGCTCCAATTTCAGCAGGATATAATATACTGAGATTTGATCTTCCTATTGTAGACAGGGTTGCTGGTAAATACAAAAATGTTGGGAAAGATAAGACTAATAATATTTTTCATCCTAGAGACAAAATAGATTTAATGCATTTAATGTTTTTATGGTTTGAAAATAATGATGAGGTAAAGAGTCTTTCTCTAGATAATATGAGAGATTATTTTGGAATGTCTAAAGACAATGCTCATGATGCTTTGGGTGATGTTCAAGACTGTGCTGAAATATTAATAAGATTTTTAAGACTTCATAGAAATATGGCTAGTAAAATTAAATTTAGGGATTCTTTTGCATGACAAAATATTTTAAGTATTCTAAATGCGGTTGCAAATTTCCATTGGATAAGAATGGTAATATCATTTTTAATCCAGATATTGGTCAAATTAATTTAAACTGTTCGGCAACATGGAATATGATATCTGCTGGGAATACAAAAGGTTGTTTCCAGTTAGAGTCTAGACTTGGTAGAAGTATGGCTAAGAAATTAAAGCCAGATTCTATAGAACAACTTTCTGCATTGATTAGCATTATGCGTCCCGGCTGTCTAGAAGCTGTACGAGATGGAAAAACTGTTAGTACTCATTATATTGATAAAAAGAATGGTTTGGAATCTGTTGACTATTTCCATCCTTCTTTAGAATCTATTCTTGGAAACACTTATGGAGAAATGGTATATCAAGAACAGGCTATGCAGATTGCCAAAGAATTAGCAGGTTTTGACTTACGAGAAGCAGATATGTTAAGAAAAGCTATTGGAAAGAAAAAAGCAGATGAAATGTCTAAACTTAAAAATAAATTCCTGCAAGGGTGTGCTAAAAAAAATATTATATCACAAGAACAAGCTGAACAAATTTTTTCTTGGATTGAAAAAAGTCAAAGATACTCTTTTAATAAAAGCCATGCAGTAAGCTATGCTATGAACGCATATTTGTCTGCTTATAGCAAAGCTCATTTTACTAGAACTTTTTTTGCGTCTTATTTGAAATTTGCTAAGGATAAACTAGATGCACAACAAGAAATTAAAGAACTTATACAAAACGCTTCACAAATGGACATACATGTATCAACACCAGATATTAGAAAAATTAATAGATACTTTGTATTAAAAGATAAGATTATTTATTTTGGTTTAACAGACATAAAAGGTCTTGGACAATCTGTTTTTAATAAGCTAGAAAATCTAGTTAATAAAATAGATATTTCCTCATATACATGGATTGAAATGCTATTGAATATTTTACTTAATATAAACAGCACAGCATCAAAAGCTATTATTGCTTCTGGTGCTCTAGATCATTTGGGAAAACCTAGAAACGAAATGCTGTTTGAATATAGTATTGCATCAGACTTAACCAAAAAAGAAATAGAAAAATGTCAAAAATATATAGACAAAAATACCAATCTTAAAAAAATACTTCAATTATTACATCAGGATAAAATTAATATTAGAAGAAAAGAAATAGTACAGAATCATATACTGTCTTTAGACAAGCCTCCATTTGATTTAAATGACTCTATTGAATGGATAGCAGACAAAGAATATGAATTACTAGGTCATTCTATCTCTTGCTCTAAAATAGATATGTATGACGTTTCAAATGCTAATACAACTTGTGCTGAATTTAGTAAAACAACTAATCAAGAAATTGTAATGGCTGGAGAAATAGAAAGTATTAATATTGTAAAAACTAAAACAGGAAAAAATAAAGGATCAGATATGGCTTTTATTAGTATGTCTGACAATACGGGAGTTCTGGAATCTGTAATAGCTTTCCCAGAATCTTATAGAACTTATCAAAATGTTCTTTTTAATAGTAATATTGTTATTATAAAAGGTATTCGTTCTAAAGATAGGGACAGTTTGATTGTAGATAAGGTTTACATACCCAAAGCTTGACAGTTCGATAGGAATCAATACTATGTTGTATTGAACTTAAACATTTTTTAGGAGTTTATAAAATGAATATGGTAATTTTACGAGGTAATCTAACAAGAGATCCTGAATTGCGTCACATTAGTACTAGCGATAGATCTATTTCTGTTATTAACTTTACAGTAGCTGTTTCTAGGGAATATACCAAGTCTAACGGAACGCGTGATAAGATTGTTTCATATATCCCTTGTGAGGCATGGGATAGCGGAGCAGAACTTATTGCGGAATCTTTCCGAAAGGGAGATTTAGTTTTCGTCGAAGGTTCGATGAGAAACGACAAGTGGGAAAAGGATGGAGTTAAACATAATAGTATGAAGGTTAGAGTAAATAATTTTTCTAAAATTACTAAGCTGAAGAAAACTACGGCTGGCTCTACACAATCAACAGTTGATTCTAGTGAAACACCTGTTGCATTCTAAGAATTATTTATTTAGTTTCATTTTAATTTACAGGAGATCTTTAGTATATGAGCAAAAAAAGAATATTGATGGTAGGAGAGCACCACATTGCTAAATCAGGATTCGGCTTGTATACTAGGGAGATCTTGTCTAGATTACATAAAACAGATAAATATGTTTTAGCAGAACTAAGTTGTTTTAATCCTGGGGTAGAGCCAAGCAGAGTTCCTTGGAAAGTTTATCCTAACGTTCCACATCCAGAAGACAAAGAACAAAATAAGTTATATAACAGAGATCAAGAAAATGCTTTTGGTAAATGGAGATTTGATCAAGTAGTTTTAGATTTCAGGCCGGATATTGTATTTGATATTCGTGATTTCTGGATGCTTGCATACGAAGAAAATTCTTTACTAAGACCATATTTTCACTGGATTGTTGCACCTACAGTAGACTCTTTACCTCAAAGAGATGCATGGATGCAGACATTTTGTAATGCTGATGTTGCTCTTGCCCATACTGATTGGGCTATAGATTACATGAAAGATTCTCCATATAATATTAAAGCTAAATATAGCGTATCAGATTCTGTAGATTCTGATGTTTTTAAACCAATTAATTTTTCTACATCATTCAATAGACACAACCACTTAGTGCCAAATCCAGATAAAGCATTCATTGTTGGGTCTGTTTTAAGAAATCAAAAAAGAAAATTAATACCTAATCTATTTGGTGTTATAAGAGATTTTAAAGCACTGACTAAAAACCCTAATGTTTATTTATATCTACATACAAGTTATCCAGAAAAACAGGGATGGGAAATTCCAGAACTTTTATTAGAATATGGAATATATAATAATGTTTTATTTACATACTATTGCCAATCCTGTAAAAAACCTAGCGCACTCTTTTGGTCTGGATCAAGCACTGTTTGTCCTTTCTGTAAGCAAAAAAATGCTGGCTTCCCTAATGTTGTAAAAGGACTTACAGATAATCAGCTTAAAAATATTTATAATTTATTTGATGTGTATGTTCAGTACGCCATCTGTGAAGGACTAGGCATTCCACAGTTAGAAGCTGCTGCTTGTGGAATACCTATCTTCTGTGTGGATTATAGTGCAATGAGCGAAGTGTCTACTAAATTAGAAGGAACTAAAATACCATACACTCTATTTAAAGAACTTGAGACTAATGCTTTCAGAGCAGTACCAGACGATAGATCTTTAGTAAGAGAGTTATATCAATATAGAGAACTAACTGAAGAACAAATTGAAGAAAAGAAAAATAAAATTAGAGAAAATTTAATATTAAATTATAGTTGGGATAAAACAGCAGAAAGATATATTGAACTATTTGATAGTTTAGAGCCTAAAAATATTTGGGATAAACCTTTAACAATCAACCCCGGACTTAAAGTACCAGAGAACACATCTAATAGAGAATGGGTTAGTTTTATAATTAAAGAGGTATTACAAAGTCCCCACATATTAAAAACTACCTTTGCACAATCTATCATCAAACATTTAGATGAGGGATATGTTAATACCGGTGGTGGTATAGAAAATTTTGATAGAAAAAAAGCTAAAAAAGTACTAGAAGCATATTTAAATCATAAAGCAGTAATGGATAAGGTGAGATCTGGAGAAGCTACAGACAATTCTCCATTTTTAAAATATGACAACAAATAAAAATATTTTATACATAGGTCCGTATACTGAATATACAGACAGAGGAAATGCTGCTACTAATAACATTTTAGCATTAAGTGCTTTAGGTCACAACCTACATTGCATACCAATTTACACTAAAACAGATCATACACATAGAGAAGAAAAAAATCTCGATGAAACAATTAAAAAATATACCATTGAGAAGTTAGACCATTATGACATCTGTATACAACATTGCGATGCCCTTAGCTATGTATATGATTCAAGATTCGAAATGAACATAGGAATATATTCATTTAATTATTTAAATGCTGATCCTATAATAGAAAGTAGATTTAATTTATTAGACAGAATAATAGTCAATACATTAGATAAATTGCACAATCTATCTGGAGTTGTTAATGATAAATGTCTTAGAAAAATTAAGTACTGTCCTGAGTATATTGATCTTAACAAAACATCTGAATACTCCAAAGATAAATTTGACTGGGTTGAACCAAATCAATATTATTTTTACAGCGAAATAGAATTTACTGATCTATATGATTGGGAAAAATTATTTTACGTTTACATCACATCATTAATGAATAGCCAAACTAAACTTATTATTAGAACTCAAACACTTGACGATGATCAAATACAAGTATTAACAGATGTAATAAGAAGAATCGCAGTATCAGCTAATATATCTCCAGCAAATAAAAGCCTACCTAAAATTTTAAATGGAATATTTTCGATTGATAAAGAAGTTAAGCTAATAAACTCAATTGATTGCGTAATAGACGTTAGTAAAGGCAACAATTTTAATTACTTGTTTTTAAAAGCAGCGGCTATGAATAAGCGAATTATCGGAAATGCTAACACATCTTCTGCACATATATTGCCAAACATTTTTTTGGTTAACTCATCTCCTTGTAATATCAACGTCAAATACCATGATGATGAAACTAATAATACAATGTATAATTACTATTATTCTATAGATAGTAATAGTTTAAGGGAAAATATGTTTAATGCTTTTTATAGCAGGTTTGAGGATCAAGATTTATATGGTGATGTACTAATAAATAACTATGACATAAAACACGTAAGTAATTTAATATGTTAATAAATAATATCATACAAAAGACATTAAATAAAAAAAATATAAATGTTGTATCCTCTCACTGTGACGATAAGAAATTTAATACCTTTATTAATAAAATACTTGATGGTGGAATTAATATAACAGCAGAAGACATGATATATGCTCATTTCCCTGTTCATTTAGTTTTATGTAATAGTAGGTCTGACTCTTTAGACAAATGTGTTAAACTGTCACAATATTTTCATACTCCATTATTAATAGTGGATCATGATGTCAAACCAGAATATATAGAATCACACAAAATATCGAAACCTAGAGTTACTTATACACAGATAGCATTAAGTGAAAATATAGCACATTCTTGGAATATTGATCTTTATCATCATATATTACATTATGATATTACTAGTAAAGAGAATATAAATAAATGGAAAGAAATTTTACAAAATCTAATATCACTACCTTTTAAAGTAGACAACAACAATGAAAAAGATAGCACTTTTGCTGCATGAAGAAGCAGATTATCCTAAAGGATATAATACAAATTTAATTAATGAATTAGAAGATCTAAAAGAAAATACCTATGAAGACATATACATAGGAGACTTGCTAGATTATTTCGATACAGAAAAATCTATAGAATTATTATTAGATATTAGTTCTAAATTAAAAGAAAAAGGATTACTACACATTAAAGCACCAGACCTAATGCAAATGTGTTGGTATGTTTATAAAACAAATTTAGATTTACCTAAGTTTAGATATGTGTTGTATGACACAAAAAGAACTATCTCTTACTCTATGAATGAATTGATTTTAATATTAACTGATGTAAAGGGTATTACTGTGCAATCTGCGTCTTTTTGTAATGGCTATGAATACTCTGTAACAGTAAGAAAACTATGAGAAAATCAAGAAGCTTTATAATCTTATGTCCATATTATGATAGTGGAATTAAATCATTAGGTTCTAAATGCTTGTTTAGTATTAAAAGAAAAAAGATCATAGAAAAACAAATTACATCTATAGAAAAATTTTGTAAAAATACAAGATATGAAATTATACTTGTTAACAGCATTGAGCACAACAGAACGCTAAAGTTTATTGAAAATAAAAAGTTAAATATAAGCTACTCTCATTTAGACGTAGATAATATTAATTATGGTGGCTCTCTGATAGAAGGATTAAAGCTTGCCAAATATGATAATATTTATACTATAGAAAGCGGCCTAGTGTTTTCTGTTAATGCTCTTAACGTTTTTAGTTTGCAAAAAACAGAACATGATATTTTGATAGGATGTATACATCAAAAACACCAGCAATATAATGATATCGATTTAGGTTGCATCGTTAATCAAGAAAAAGTATCTAATATATTTTTTGGACTAGAAAATAAGTATATAGGATTATCTTATTTAAATAACAAAGCTAAAGAATTTATAGTAAACAATTTTGATATTAAAATAAATGGTAATAAGTTTATGTTTGAAATTATTAATCAATGCATCTCTCAAAATCTAACATGCAAAACTATACTTTTAAAAAGTAAAGACACGCATTTAATATACAATAAAAAGTCCATTCAACAATATATAGGATAATTCTATGAACTCTACATTAAAAATAGGTTATACCGTTAACAATTTAGCACTTGCTTGTTCTGTATTTGATGCAAACATGTATCAAAGTAAATGTTTTCAAGAGCTTTTACAATTAATGAAATCTAATGAATTTTTATTTGATTACAATTATGCAATATACACTGATAGTTATGTAGTAGCAGAAAATGCTTTTTCTCCTTATTTTCATACATACTATTTAAATAGTGATAAAAAAGATGTTATCTTGCTAGATGAAAAAATGATAGATTTACCAGAAGTGTATGATCATCATAGTTTTTTCACTTATGACAACGAAGAGCTGCTAAAGATATACAAAGAAAAATATCCTAATCTAGAAATTAAAAATATTAAATCTTTAAAGGAAATTGACAATGTACCAAAAGATGAGTGATTTACAAAAACGTAAAATTATACAAGAATGTTATGTCGATAATAAAATGTCTTTTGGAGACATGGCTGAAAAATATAGTACTTATCCTAATAAGATTAGACGCGATGCTATTAAGTATGGTATGAAAATTAGAAACAAGAGTGATGCTCAAAAAAATGTTTTAAAAACTGGTAAAGCTGCCCATCCAACAAAAGGCAAGCAAAGATCAGAAAATGAAAAGAATAAAATTTCTTTAGGTGTGCATAGTTCTTGGAATAAATTAACGGACAAAGAAAAAGATAAAAGAAAAACACAAAGTAAAAAAAATTGGAATAAGTTATCAGATATTCAAAAAGAAAATATGGCTCATGCAGCACATGTTGCTATTAGACGCACAAGTAAAGAAGGATCTAAATTAGAAAAGTTTCTTTTAAATAAACTTATAGAAAATAATATTAAAGTACAATTTCACAAAGAGCAAACTTTAGTTAATACTAAATTACAAATTGATCTTTATCTTCCAGATACCAATACTGCAATAGAAGTAGATGGTCCTTCTCATTTTTCTCCAGTGTGGGGACAAGATTCATTAAGCAAGAATAAGAAGTACGACCAAAAGAAAACAGGTTTGATCCTTGGCAAAGGCATGAAACTAATTAGAATAAAACAGGAGGGTGACTACTCTAATGCTAGAGCGTTACTTTTATATGATAAACTATCTAAAGTAATAGATAATATTAAGACCAATAATACAAACGATAATTTATTTACAATAAAGGATGAATAATGACAAAGCCAGCTATACATGACATTGAATGGACAGATTATGTTTTGGGTCTTCTTTCAGATGATGAAAAAATCGCAGGGAACCCTACGACAGATGGTTTGCGTAGAGTTTTCGAAATTGCCTTAGAATGTACAGTAGTAGGTTCTTCTTCAGAAGTTGCTCAGTCTCCTGACCCAGATAACGGAAATAGAGCCACTGTTGTTCATTCTCTGACTTTTATTTTAAATGATCAGGATCTTCCAGCAGAAGTTAAAACCAGAAGCGTTAATGGGGCTGCTGACGTATATTGGGGCAACTGTGATAAAATATTCAGAAACCATCCTGTAGCTGTTGCAGAAACAAGGGCTGAAGGTAGAGCTTTGCGTAGAGGGTTGAGACTTCGTAAGGTTGTAGCTGCTGAAGAACTAGCAGAAGAAATAGAAGATGATATTGATGGCACAACTGCTGGAAAGATTACTAATAACCAAATTAATTTCATGGATGTTCTTTGTAAAAGGTTAGGAGTAAGCCCATTTAAATGCTTAGAAAATCTAGATTTATCTACAGACATTAATTCATTAAGTCACTCAGAAGGTGTATCTATTATTAGAAAGCTGTCTAGCTATCAACAAGATACAGACGCTATACCTGAAACCATTCTAGGATACGAGGAAGACTGGAAATGAAAATTACATATAAAATTAGCGACAAAATGCAGTGTGAAATTGAAGAAGATGGTCAGAAAGAAATTTTTAAAAAGCTATCTTCTATCCAAGAAATCTTTGGAGAAGCAGAATGTGGAATGTGTAAAAATACCAATTTAAGATTTGCTGTAAGAAGTGTCGAAAGTAATGATTATTATGAATTAAAATGTACCAAGTGTGGTGCTAATTTAGCTTTCGGTCAGCATAAAAAGGGTGGTACCCTTTTCCCTAAACGAAAAGACGAAAAAGGAGAATATCTTCCCAACAGAGGATGGTACAAGTGGCAAGGTAATTAAGCTATGTATATATTTGCTAGTGGCAAAGGATCGGAGCGAAGAGTTGGTTTGAGTCCTCAATCTTTTGTGGCAGGTGGAACTACACCAGATGAGGTAGGATGTTGTTGCGCTACAAATCCCTGCAAAGATAGGCCCTACTGGTCTGGGACCGGAGGGGGAGCAGCGTTTTGGGGTGTGCATAACGCAGTTGGAGATAATGTAAATAACGGCCTCCAATTTTTACCAGTCGGAGAATTAAATGATCTCAACAAAATTTGTATTTTTGCATTCGGAACTGGCAGATCAAATATCGCTACTGCTACTTATGATGAGTCTATATGGTCTGAATTTGTTAATGAAGGAGGTATTTTAATGATGGGTGCAGAATACATTCCTATCTTTCCTGAAGGTGAAAGAACTAAAACAAATAGCCTATTTAGCACAATCGGATCAACAATAAGAATGTCCCCTGGGAATTTTACAGCCGCTGATGAAGCAGTCAGTTGGAGTGGAAGCTATGCTTGTAGTGGGCCTCATGGATGGGATGGTGTTGTAAATAAGTCTGTTAGGGCAACAAGAGATCTGCCTAATATTATTCATAGTGGTGGAGCTACTAGTGTATTCAGAGGAGGTACTACTCTGCTTACTGCTCCTCCATGCGAGATCCCTGCCAATAATAAATTTGGTTCTCCCGGAGGTGCTAGTATTGTCGGAGAGATAGTAGGTAAGGGACAAGTTTATATGGCTGGAGATTCAAACTACCCAGCCTTTCCAATCTCAAGAGCAATATTAGATGCTTTAGATGAAGGCGTATTTCCACTATAATAAGTTAGTAGTTAGTAACTACTAGCTCCTCCTGAGCCTCCACCACCCTGGAAAGTATCGGTTGAGCCTCCACCTCCAAAGTTGCCAAACCGATCCACTGAATCTGAAGTTTGTACTGAAGAAACTTTAGGTGCCAAAGGTGTAGTTCCAGGGCTTCCTCCAGGATAGGTCCCTGAGCAATTTGCCATAGGTATACCATCAAAACAAGGTAGACCCATTTTATTAGTCTTTTTAGCAACCAGTACAAAGTCTTCTCCAGCTTTCTCTGGATATTTAGATGCTAATTGACTAAGTAATGGGAAATGAAACATATCTTGTACATCATATAATACTGGTTGTTGAGTTACACTTAATGCTTTAAGCAGTATACTGTTCGAGGTACTGATCATTCCATTTGTCCAAAACTCACAAGTATCAGTATCCATAGGCTCACATCTACCTTCGGCTACTTGTCCAACACAACAAGTATTCACTCCAGGATCTTTATAATATCTATCTCCAACCATTAAAGGTACATAATGTGCCCCTCCACCTCCTTGAGTATGATATGCGATGACAATCGAACCTTTATTAATAGGTCTACCTACACAATCCCATAAAGTAATTCTAGCAGCTTTAGCATTTCCTCTTACAGTTCCTCCATTATTACCACTCCAAGTAGGAGGAATCCAATTACCTTGAGTGTCTACAAGTTGTGCTTCGGCTGTTCCCCCCCAAGGTAAATCTTGTATTAGCTGTGCTAGTACTAATCTTTCAGCAGGAGGTGATACCCATACTCCTCTATGCCTATCCCACCTTAAGTCAATAGGTCCAACAGGCCAAGTATCAGGAGCCCCCATCCAATTAGACATAAATTTCATAGTAGCGCCACTAGCATTAAAATAACCATTTTGAGCATTACCAGCTCCATCATTAGAATTTGGAATAGGTTTACCATTAGTGTCATATCCCCAAGAGTGTAACATTAATGGCCCTCTTAATGCAGCACCTCTCATCTGTGAATTATTTTGTCTAGCACTTTTTTGACCAATAGTACCAGCAAATACATTCCCAGGATCATCTCCATAAGATAAAAATTCTACTGACACACCCATACTTGAATTGTTTTGTCTTCCATCCCAAGCACCCATATATGCTCTCGTAGAATAAGGATTAAGAGTAGTACTAGTAATTGAGGCTGCTCCTTGTAGACTTCCATTAGCCATAAAAGGAGGCATAGATCCTACAGATGTATTAGTATGATAACTCCAAGTACCTCCAGGCCATTGTGCTAATCCCGGCATAGAAGAAGTAGGATAATTTGCTACAGGAGTGAATAGCATATCTAATGATACAACGGAATACTGACTAAAATTAAACCCATCTGTAAAATAATCTGATGAATAAGTTTTATCTATACCGACTTCCATTCTATAATCTTGACTACTACTGACTCCAGCTCCAGGACTTGTATTTCCTATACTCCCTTGTGGTGGATTCCCGTCTTTTAATTCTTCACAACTAGACAGTTGACTACCACTTTGTCCAGCATTAGCATTGCCTTGACCGCCAGCTCGACTATTATGAAAAGGTCTAGTAATTTGTTGAGGATAACTTAAATACATAATTTGATTTATACTAGCACTACTTGTACTTAAAGGTTTATTAGCATCATCATTAAAAGCTTGACGTATACTAGCAAGACTAGCATATGAATCGTTCATTGCTCCTACTTGTTGCATCCTTAAATCATTAAAATGATTATAATTATCTCTACGATTACTAACATTTTGTTTTATTATTTCAGCAAATCTCACAGCACTAGTTCCAAACTTAGGAGTATATGCTTGAAAATTATATGTTGTTGTAGCACCGCCAGCACCAAATTTAGTAACTACACTTGTTACAAGAGCATTAAGTCCTACTTCTCCAGCTCCTAAACTTTCAAAAGGTGTTTCAGCAATAGTGACACTACCAGATTCATACTTAGTTCTATAAGGAAGACCTTGTTGGGCTAAATTGTTCCCAACCATAATCATGTTAGAATATCCCCCATATGTCCAAGGATTTAAATCTTCTATTACTTGTATATCCGTACCTCCAGGCTCTCCTGAAGACCCAAGATAAGGACCATATGAATAAACACTACTCTTAAAAGGAATAGCAATTGAATGAAATCTACCAGCAGCGTCTTGTTCTTTTAATACATTTAAATGAGAATGATTTCTAGTACCTTGCCCACCAGGATCCAGCCCCGGAGAGTCTCCTCTTAATAATCCAATACATCTCAACCCCTCATGAAAACCATTAACCATTAAAGATTTTTGACTTAACATTGAAGGCATTTTAGTTAATATTCCTAAGCTGGTGTTGTCATTATAACTCCACATCCTGCCATCAATTTCTACTTTTGTATATACATTGCCATTGTCAATAGAATAATCTTGATTAATCTTACTGGGGTCAAACTGATAATTAAATCTACCACCACTCCAAAATCTAAACATTGTATCGCCTATAGGAATTCTAACAAAAGCATTCAATTTACCTTCACCATTAATAAAGGGAAAAAGATAAGATGTTCCAATACAACTACTCTCAAAATCTGGATAGGCAGCCTGAACAGGATGATCAGCTATTTTCTTACCACCACTATTTCCTCCTTTTGAAAGCCCAGAATTTATCAAACCTGTTCTGTCATTAATACAAGTTGCTCTATCTATTATGCTAAGATAATATTTGCCATAATATTGATCGTATATATTTTTTATCCACTTATAAGCTATTTGATCATAAGCTAAAGCACCAAAACTTCTTTTTGTGCTACTTTTAAGAGCTTCAACAACCAGCCTACTGCCTGCTGTTATATCTGTCGAACACATCTGTAAACCAGTATTAACACTATTAGATGCGTCACTTCTATAAATACCTAAAGCATTCATTAAAAAACGTGACACACTATTTGTATACCTATATCCATAAGCTTTCCACATAGCTAAACTACCAGTAGATAATAGTTCAGTTTCATGCAACAAACAATTATTAGGAACACTAAATCCAACAGTAGCTAGACTTTGCTGAAGGTCATAAGCAGGATAATTAGATATAGTAAAGCCTGGTTGGTCTGATGTAATAGGATATCCATTTAGTGGATTAAATCCTAGAACAAAAAGTCCTTTTCCTGGTGTTGTCTGATCATTAAACTCATGAATATACTCTACATTACTACCAATAACAACACGATTAGTTTTTTGTCTTTTTACTTCTGCTCCTACATTAGAACTAACATCTTTATTACTAGCTCTGGCTCTGTTTATCATATTTTGTATATATCCAAATCCAGGATCGCTTCTTCTGTCAATAATACCAAAACCAATAGATAAACCATCATGAACTCCACAAGTAAAATCGCAACCAGCTTCATCACACACATTTTGAACTAATTCTAATAATGTCATTTTACTAGCATTTGTACCAGCATAAGGTATTGTTTCAGCTAAATTTCTGATACGACTTAAATCAACTTTTAGATTAGCAAATATATTGCCTTCTCCTCTCATACTAACATAAGGAATTCCTTTTCCTGAGCATAGTTTTTCTAATGCTTTTAAATATGTAGTAGTTCCATGACTAACTCCAGGACTAGAACTTCCAAAAGTAGCACAACCATCTGGAGAAAGCCTTCCCATAGGTGCTATATCTCGTCCCATAGGTTTATTAAAATAAACTGCTCCCTGAGGGGGACAATATATAGAATCTCCCTCTATTAAATTATGAACATTTTTAAAATTATGAGGATTTCCAAGTTGTTGATCACTAGGCCATATTCCTAATTGACAGTAATATCTATTAAAAAGTAGATCAAAATCTGACAGTAGTTCTTTAGGATCTTGACAAGTAAATTTAGTTTTCCAACCACTACTACCTTCGCTATGGGTAATACTTTTAATAAAACCACCAAATTGAAAATTGTTACACACAAACTCACAAGGTAGACCACAATGATCCCATGTCTTCGACCATTTACCAGCAAATTCTAATGCTAAAGTAGATGGTTCACTACCTATTCCTAAAGTGCTTGTAAAATTAAGCAAATAACTTTTACCACCTCCTTCTGGAATGTTACCATCAGGGTCTCTGATTAAATCACCAGATCCCGGCCCAATTCCTTTAAATATAAAATCAGTATTTACTGTTTGACAAGCCATATTTTATCCTTTTAATTAATAACCACCACCGCCAGTATTAGTACCACCCTGAACGTCTTGACTATTGTTTGTTGAAGATTCTGGACTATCTATTACTATCCTATCGCTATAAGACTCAAATTTTAAAGAAACAAACTCTTTAGAAAATTCAGTAATCAATAAACATCTTTTATCTTGATATAGATAGTTGTTACGTAAAACATCTGCTTTTCCTTCAATATCATATACACCGGGAGGTAGTTGTGTTAAAATAGTTCTTTCATCATATTCTTTATTAAATCCATATGGGCCTGTAATAATATATTTAGTAAAAATAGGCTCTGTTTGTATTGTTATAGAGTTGTTTAATGTGGTATTTGGTGAAACTTGTATAGTGCTGGTGGAAACCCCAGTAGACACTGGTAAAGATGGAATTACAGGAATCTCAACTTCTTCTCCAGGAATAGAATCCGGTGGATCTGTTGCAAAATCATTAGTATTATATATTACAATTAATAAATCTCCATATTCAAAATTTAAAGCTTCTTTAGTTGTATTTAATTCGTTAATAATATAATCTATCATAGAGGTGTACAAAATATCATAACTCAATAAGTTAACTACTTTAATTTTATTACCATAAATATCTTTGATTTTAATTATATAAACTCCATCTATAATACTACCTATAAATAGGTCTGTTACAGGTGAGTTATTTTTATTTACATCTGAAAGTTTGCGATTTGTTTTATCATAAAATTTATAAGAAATATCATATTCAGGACTATTATCTTTAGGATATCCACCCAAAATACTCATACTAATACTGCCATTATTTAATACATAATTTTTTCTTCTTACATAAAGTAAAGTATTTTCAAAGTTATTTAATTTTTCAATAAATTCTTTGTGTTGTAAAATAAATCTTTGTTGAGAATTGCAATCAAAATCAATAGCAGAAACATCAGATGTACTAATATGTTGAGAAACGTTACTATTATTTAATATATTAATATAGAAAATTCTGCCAGCTACATATTTGTTATGCAAAGTTTTAAAGCTTCCAATGGTGGCTTCAGCCAAATTAATAAATGAAGAACTTTCGAGATCGAACTGATTTAATTCAAGCTGTTTATTAGTAGCATACTGAGCTATATTTTCACTACTAGTTAACAGAGCTCCTTTAAGCAATTTAATAGTTCTAGTGTTATTATTGAATTTAGTTACTATATTAATTTTTTTACCAGAGAATACTAATTTAATATTGCTATTTAATATATCTAAATCAGTATCATCAATGTCAAAACCTTGATAAATTGGCATGGTATAAAACCATTCTGTAGATTTAAGACCTAAGAAAGTAATATTAAAAATAGAATCACTATCGCAACTCGCCACAGGATGCAATGCTTTTCTTTGGTAAATTGTGCCATTTATTTCTAATTTTATATCGGTGTCATGAGTAATATTAGATAAATAACTTAATAGATCATTATCTCTTTTAATCATATTATATGGAATAAACAATGTATTAAGATTGTTTTCTAATTCTGTATTAAAACCAATTTCAAAAGGACTATTATTAACTGTTTGTATAGTAGCAGATAGGGGTTGTGTGTTCGAAGCGTTTTGGAAAGGCACTTCGAATTTACAACCAGCCTCATTAATAAATTCAAAAACATAATTACCAGGATATATTTTAGAACCAATATCGTAAGAATATACGACGGTATCTGTTGTTGCTAAACTTATAAAAGGATTACCAGATTCATCTACATATAAATTATCCAACTCTGTTGCGTCCAATACTGTTGTATCGTATTTATCGATAGTAGATATTAAATTACCCTTTTCACCCACATTATTCGGATCTTCATAAATATTAATTTCGTATGGTCCAACACCATGTCTAATTTTAAAAGAAAAACTAGATAATAGATTATCATGAATTAAAGGAGGTGTTTGATTAATATATTCATAAAATTGATTAGCAGTTTCAAAAACAAACTCAATAGAATTAGTTCCAGTTGTTTCACAATTATTGCTATCCGTAATAGTAATTATTCCTGAAGTGTCAAAAGTAATAGGAAAATTAGCAGTATTACTTGCACCACTAACAATAGTATTATTACCAGCATAAGATATACTATAAGGTTTAGTCCCACCAGTAACTGTAATAGATACATTACCACTAGATAAACATTCGTTTTTATCTGAAACAATTTGTGTGATAGTTAATGGGTCTGGTGCTGTAACTGTGTATGCTGCTGATTTTACAAATTGTGGCGACATATTTGGTATTGTTCCTGTAACAAAAATATTTGCAGTATATGTTCCTGCTCCCATATTTATTAATTGTGTTCTATCAGAACTAATATTGCCTAAGTCAACACCAGGCCATTCTACATAAATAGTATTATTAGACAAACAACTGGCGGCATTTGTTCCTGTAAAATTCAAATTAGTCAGTGTTACTGAACCATCTGTAAGATCGGAGCATGTACAATTAGTAATTATTCCACTAACATCAACATTACAAATATCACTTTCATCAATATTTAAGTTGTAAACTCCAGTAGGTCCTCTACTAGTACCATCAAAACCTACAACCCCTGCTGAGTAAGAATTCTTAGTACTAAAAGATAAAGAGGTTCCACTTTTTAGAGATAAGTTGGCCACATGAACATTAATCTTAGAACTACTAGAAACAGTAACCGGAGTTATAACAAAATTAGATGAATCAACCCCTTCAAAAGACAAAACTACATTTGCAGGATCTTCGTCACTACACAAAATTTGTGACAAATAAACATCGCCAAATGAAGTATCTATATTTTCACTTAATATTGCAGAAGTTGGATTAAAAGTAATTACGGGTGGCTCATCTACATCTCTAATTTGAATAGTAACTAAAGCCCCATAAAGCTGAGTAGTATCACTAGCATGATAACCGCTAACTAAAATTTGATAAGATGATTGAGATTCATAATCTAAAGTAACCCCTGAAGATATATATAAGTCAGGAGAAGTCGTAATATTATCTACAATTTCATAATTATCTGTAGCTGATAATGCTTCTCCAGTTACATATTGTAAATTAGTAACTGATAAAGTACCTGGATGCTCTGAAGTATCTGTAAATGTAAGTGTAGTAATAAACTGTTTATCGCTATAGGTTCCTTCATCTATAAATATATTACTAGGAATTGCTTGTATACCAACAGCTTCAACAACATCAGTTATATTAACTATAAATGTATCTGTTGCAGTATACGTTGCTGCCCCGTCTTGTTGTGCAACCACTGTAGCTGTGTAAGCTGTTTTAGTTTCATAATCTAGAATAGTAGTACTTAACAAGGATAATGAACCAGAATTAGCAGTAGCATCGTAAGTAATACTAAAAAATCCAGCATCAGAACCTTGTAAAGCCACTACATTATTAATAGTGGTATCAGGATCTAAAAGAACAAAATCTGCAACTTTAAGATTGGTATCACCAAAATTATATGTTTCTAGTATAGAAATAGATGTGGGCGTAAAAGTTATACCAGTAGGAGGATCATCAAGAACATGCAAAGTAAATGTTGTAATGTCTGTGTAATCAACTGTTCCGCTTTGTCTTACTAATAAATTAACAGTATAAGTGTCTTGTATAGATGAATCCAGCGCAATACCCGTAGCCAAATATAAACCACCTACTTGGGTTTCTTGATTTATTCCTCCAATAAAAAAAGAAGCAGCATCAGCGCCAGCTAAATCTACTAGATTAGTATTACCAGTAGAATCTGGATCAGTAATATTAAAAATTTCTAAAAATAAACCTGTGGATGTATTAATGCTTTGACTAATAAGACCTGAACTACTAACCATACTAATTGATGTAGGCTGTTCATCAACATCATTAATATTTAAAACAAAACTTTCAATAAAAGGAGTACCACCAAGAAAAGGATCAACCCCAGTTATAAAACCAGTATAGCTGTTTTTAGTTTCATAATCTAAAAACACACCAGACTTTAAAAATATAGTCCCTGTAGTAGTACCAATAACTGTAAAAACATTTTGATCTTCACCTAAATTTGCAGGAAACCCTACTATGCTACCACCACTAAATTCATCATCTAATATAGAATATGTCCCAATTTCAATTAATCCAGTAGTAGCTTGGTTAGCTGATCCTGAAACAACAGTTTCGTTTACAGCAAAAGAACCCAATAATTCTATCCCTGTTGATGCAACAGTGGTTGTGGAAAAACCTATAATATTACCACTAGGAAAATCACCATAGGGGTGTTTAGGAATAGCGTAAAATATACCACTTTTTGATATGATGTCTGAATACTCACCTAATGAATCAAAAGTTAAATCAGAAGATGTGTAATCAATATTATTTAGTATAGTACCAGAAGTTCCATGCTCGCCCAGCAAAAAGCTACGATGCTCTGTAGTGCTAAGGGCTACTCGTTCTACAACACCTGAAGAATCAATAAAATGACCACTAGATATAACAGTGTCCCATATAAAATGTTGTCCTGTTACATCATGTGAGGCATATAAGACAGCACAACCACTTCTAACAACTTGTAATCTTCTTCTGTCTACTAATCCTGTAGGATCATGAGAGGTAATCGCACCAGTAGACTTATCGTAAAAATATAAAACTCCATTGTTACTATTTTGTACAGACCCTATAATTACTTGAGTATCTGTTTCTACAATATCTGCTCTATTATCGTAACTATGCACATGTCCACTAATAGCATATGAATTAGCAAGATTTACACCTGTATTTAAAGAAGCTGATGTGCTACTAATGTCAGTTGCATGGACACCACTTAATACTGCTGGATAATTAAATTCAGCAGGAACATAGGAACCTAACGGGAAAATTAAATAATCGGTACCAGCTCCTGAAACAACAGACACTTGTCCTGTTATATTACTAGGAAGGTTATATGTAACTGAAGCATTTTGTGCTGTAGCTACGTCATAAATAGATGCTGATCCAGTCCCAATAATTAAAGCCATTCTATCATTAAGATTAATTATTTGACTTAATCCATTACTTAAAAATGTTTGTGCTGTAAAATTATTTCCTGTTAGTGAATAATCATAAAATCTTGTATTATCAGAATCTCCGCTATATGACAATAAGGCGTGTCCACCATCACCAGTAAAAGCAACACCCTGCTTGATATCTAGTGTGACAGATGGATGAACTACTCCTGTTAAACCCACCTCTCCAACAGTATACATATAAAAATATTGATCTTCAGAAGCTCCTCCGGAAGCTCTAGGAAATATAGCAAACTTATCAGAAGATAAAGACTCTGCATAAGAAAGTTCTACATTGCCTGCACCTCCACTAAACGGTAATGTTGGTCCAACACCAGTTAAGTATGGCACATAGGCTGGGCCTATAGTTAAATAGGTAGTGGGAACTTCACCTGTAATACCACAACATTTATCTGTACCAACAACATTAAAAGTATCATGGTTAACAGATAGATTGCCATCAAGTATAGATCCTGCTCCAAAAATTGATGGAGGACGCCAGGTAGCTTTAATATGTGAAAAGGGATTTGTTGATCCTGTATCAAACGCAATAGCTTCATTAGTATCGTTTTGAGACAGTGTAAATGAACTCCATCCTGTACATGGAGAAGTAGCTCCAATATTTCCAGAAGAAAAAGTTGCGTATCCTAATAATGCCCCTGAAGCAGTGTTTAGTGGAATAGTAGACAGAAAACAACTTGTAGTAGGAGATGCTAATGTTATGGGGTCTTGTGGAGTAATACTAAAAGAACCAGTAACAGATAAACCATTAGCATTCATATCTCTAATGACAACATCAACTGTGCTTGTGGTTGTGTTTCCTGCTAATAAATATAAATCAGCTGTAGATGGTTGAGTTCCAGTGTTTATATTTTGAAGCTGAAATCTAGAGGCTTGTGCCCCTTGTAAAGAATACTGGTGCTGTCTAAAAATATCTGTAACATTATCTGGATCAGTTCCAGATATAGTAGCAGTTAATTGATTAGTACTTTCTATATCTCTTACACAGACCGTACCAGTAACTATACTAATGTCGGGAGCTTCATTAACGTCTAATACATCTAAAAGAAATATACCAGTAGCAGTATTAATACTAGTACCACTCTTTTTGGATAAAATAATTACTTCTTTTTGAGCTTGCGGAAATCCAGTTAAAGAAACACTTTGTTTTAAATATAATTCTCCAGTTTGTATTATTCCGGATTCAAGAAGATTTGCAACATAAAAATCTGAAGCATTTGTACCGCTTAGTTCTACAAGATTAGTATTAATGCTAGTAGTGTCTGCATCTAGAATTGTAAAGTCTAGAATCTTTAAATCAGATCCTCCAAAATTATGATTCTGATTAACAGTTCCCGTAATCGTGTTATTGCCAGTAATTTCTACTGTTGATACAGAATTAAATATGGGGAAATTGCCAGATAAAAATATACCCGTAGGTGGATCATCTACGTTTAAAATATTAACAACAAAGTCAGTACTTACATAAGGACTTCCAAGAAAAGGATCATACCCACTAATACTACCAGTATAAGTATTTTTAGTTTCAAAGTCTAAGACAACTCCAGGTTTTATGTAGATTAAACCACTGCTAGATCCGTGGCTACATGTACCAGAAGCCATAAATATAGGATCTCCAGATAAAGCTACTGTATTACCATGCTTAAAATGATCTCCTACAATATTATAATTTAAAACTCCTGTGAGTTCAGTAGTAGTTTGTTCGAAAATACCGGATTCACCAAAAACGTCTATTTTAAGAACGCCATCTCCATTTATTTCTATACCTGTTGGACCTACAGTATTTGAGGTAAAACCAATAATATTACCACTTGGAAAACAATTTTGAGTATATTTAGGAATAGCATAAAAAGTATCGCCTAAAGCAATTGTATCAGAATATTGATGTAAACCAGAGGGAGTATCAACTCCAGATTTAAAAGTTAAAATTTCTGTTTGGAGAGTATTATTGTCTAGTAAAATTCCAGACTGTTCGCCACTATCACCAGCCAACAAGAAACTTCTACCCCCAGTACCAGCAGTACCTATTGTATAAGGAGGAATTATTTGTTTAATTATAGAACCATGAGTATCTACATCAGATCCTCCACTTGTTGCAATATTGTATAAATAACTGGCTTCACCAGTAACATGTGAAGCAAAAAAGATTTTATCATCATCTCCACAGCTCGTCGTGCTGGTTTCGAGACTAATATGTTGTAATCTTCTTCTATCTATACCTCCAGGTGGCTCGTGTCTAACCACATTACTTGGATTAGATTTATCAATAATATACAGAACGCCAGTTCCTGAATCAACAGATCCTACAACAATCTTATTACCAGCACTTACAATATCTGCCTTATTATTATTGCTATAAACAAAACCTTTGATAGTCTCAGACCCTGAGGTATGAACTCCGGTATTAATACTAGGTGATGATGATCCAGCTATAGTCGTACCTATGCCCGACACAATTAAGGGATAACTACAATGTGCTGGTTCATAAGTGCCTACAGGAAATAAATAACGAACTGATGGTGATCCAGTAAGCTGAACAACCTGTCCTGTCATAGCAGAAGGCAAATTATATGTAATTGCAGCTTCTGTTTGACTTTCGACATTATAGAGATAGGCTTCTCCAGAACCCAATATAAGAGTCATGCCATAATATTCTAAATCTATAATCTGACTCAAACCACTACTTAAAAATGTTTCTTCTGTAAAAGATGCTCCTGTCAAAGAGTAATTATAAAATCTATTAGAATTAGAATCACCACTATAATTTACTAAAATATGACCATAATCATAATCGACACCTACAGCATTTCCAATATTTAAAGTTGTAGCCGGATTTACAACACCACTAAGTTCTGATTGACCTGTAGTATAAATATAAAAGTATTGATCTTCAGAAGCCCAATAATCTTTAGTATTAGATCCTCCGTTTAAATTTCCTGTTTTTCTAGGAAAGATAGCAAACTTTGAACTACTTAAACGTTCCGCATAAGAATTTCCCGCATTACCAAAACCCCCACTGAAAGGTATTCTAGGACCTACTCCTGTTAGTAAAGGTTCAGGAGGATCTTCCATTTCTATTCCTAATATAACATACTCCCTCAAACCACAACATGTAAAATTATTGAAGCCAGGAAGATTAAAGCCACCATGGGAGAACTTTATATCGCCTGCAACATTTGTTCCAGCAGAAAGATTGCCGAGGGTATTGCTTGGGGCGTTCCAAAATATAGGTACTCTTACACCGCTATATGCAATGGTTGGGTCTGTGTAAAAATTATTATTATAATCCTGTGCACTGTTTCTATTCTCTATATTAGCCGGAAACGCATCGGAATAATCGCAGTAACCACCCAGGGCTCTGGTAAGAGTAACATGTCCTACTTCAGTACCGGCTGGAGCATCATTGCGCAATTTATCAACTACACAAAGATCATATTGATAATATCCCAGGTCCTGGGGATTGTAACCCAAGGCTCCTGTATTTGTACTAATCCCCAATGCGTCTGTTGCATGTATTAATACAGATTGTGTTTGCGTGCAATAAGGAGTTACTACATATTCTGCATGAATTCCTACTGTTACTGTTACGTCCCCGTTTACTCCAGTAGCTACATTACTAATATAAAAGCGCTCAGGATAATTTCCACCTAAAGTAATATTACCACTTGGATAATTTCTAAAAGGATCATAATTATCTGGATCGGAAATAGTGGCTGTTCCGACAATAGTAGAAGTTCCGTCAGACTCTTGTGACGGAATGCAGCATTTAGGTGTGCTATCTTCACTCGTAGAAAGAACTCCAGTTTCATTTGTATTATTAAGAACAATATACAAAGGGACCCAGTTGTTCTGGAGAAAAGTGCTTGAACAAGGGTCAATGGGATATCTTAGCTCTCCTGAGAAAGTACGACTTGCTGTTCCAGTTGCATAAGATTCGTAATCTATAATGCCTGGGTTTATTGTAATATGAGTATATCCATATTCTGAGCCATAAGGCCCACTTCCATTAGCAAAACTTATAAATGATGGAAAACCATACAAAACAGGATTTAAAGGGTTGAATTCGTCATCCATATTGCCATTACTATCCGATTGCTGTGACTGGCCATATATAAAACCACAATATTGTCCTGTAGGATAATCTATATCTGCTGTAACAATTATAGTATTAAATGATCCGGGAGCACCTGAGTCTTTTTGAAAATGTAGAATACAACTAGTATAAACATCACCAGTTACAAAATCTATATCTTCATCATCAGATATATTCATAATTTTGTCGTATAAAGACTTCTTATTTATCTTCTTGTCTTTATCGTCATCATTATCTTTATCTATAGACATTCTATATATTCCTCTGTTTTAGCATAACTGTATTTTCCTTCGTTTATAATAGATGAAAGAGTAATCAAATTGCTAGCGATTCCTAAATTAAATTCGGTTTTTTGTGTTTCAAATTCTACATCTACAGCAGTTTTTATAATGCTGATATCATCTTCACAACTTTTTATCCTTGTTTTAACTGTGAGTTTATATCTTTTTGCTGATAAACTATCGCTATAATAAACTAAAGTATCTGTTCTACCCGGTATTAAATGTTCCACATATTTTTTAATGGGTGGTTTTTCCTCATATTCTGTAATTATTCTATATCCTTGTTTAATGCATTTTTCTATATCTTCATACACTAATTCGAACTGTATTCTTCCATTGTTTGTTTCTTCTGTAGTAGAGCTTTTAACTAGGCCAAAACAAGTGTCTACAGCTAGTGGTGTAGTAGTTCCACAACTACCATCTAGTACAGAAGTTATTGTTTCAGGTTTGACTGTTTTTAATGAATTTAAAGCAGATTGGGCATTAGCTAAATTGCCTCCACTTTTTTGAAAAAACTGTTTAGAATTTGCTAATCCTTGAATAGTACCTCTAAGAGATACCTTATTTTGTTTGGTTATTTGATTTGTTTCAGATGTCGTACTTACTGTAATAATAGCTTTATTGTTTGTCTGAAAAGGACAAATAAATAATTCAAAAGTAGCAGATCCATTAAGTTCAGAAATAGACAAGCCACCATTAGAACCTCTTAATGTTGCAGTAGATGGTACATTCAAAGAAAGTTTATTATTGGGACTATTAATTTTTAATTCATTTACTATATTGTTAACTCTTTTAATTAAAAGATTTCTTATTATTGATTTGTAATCAGTATTTTTATCATCACATATGTCTGAATTTACTAATCCAATATTAACACTTATATTAACTTTACCAAATGCACTAGCAAATTTCTCTCTACTATTAGCTACAACAAACATGTTCGAATTATCATATGAAATATCAGCATTCTCTGAATAACTACTAATTATAACATCACTTAGTTCTTGGCCGTTTAAATCTCCAGGTAAATTAGTAGACCTTTCTATTAATATATTTTTTGTTTCACCTTTACTAATATGAATAACCATACTATATGTAAAATCAAGAACAGATCCTGCTGGAGAAATCTCAACAGATTGAATATTACCTATGCAGTCTTCTAAAGGAGCAGTACCACACACATGATCCGTAGAAACTAAAACACACTCTCCGTTTTTATTTAAAAAACTTTCGACAGTATCGTTGTAATCTGTAGGGTTATCAGCATAATAAGTTCCTTGGATACTCATAACAAATATACCACCAAGAATTTCATTTCCATAATAATAATATTCTGGAGTAACAGAAAATGCTGGGGTAGGATTTAAGTCAAAACCAGATACTGTTAACATTATTAAACTCCTGGATTGCCTGGGTCACCAATAATTCTACCGTCAACGCCTTTATGTACCGTAGCTTTTAATGAACATTTATTAGCAGATAAATTTATACTAGAAGATATTATCTGGTTGCTTGGACTAGATACGTCAACTGGAAAACCCGCTAACTCTAAAAACTTAGCTTTAGCTTTATCCACCAAAGCACTACCCCCTCCACATTTAGATAAATCTGTTACAGAAACGGTATACTCGTGTGTATCTGCTTTTTTAGTTTGCATATCCTGAATAATACTATTTGGGTTATTCCAACCATGCACCTCAACATGTACTTGTTGGTCTTCTTTTTTAACAATATTATAATCTACCTGATATCCATCTAAATCACAATTGAATGGTTCAGTGCTTTGTTCAATATTAATAGTGTATGTTCCATCTGATTGGTTTTGTTGTATACTAACTTTTCTAGTATTATAACAATTTGATGAAGCGTCTATCGCTGGATATTGTAATACACAAACTTCTTCATTAATTTTACCGTTAAAAGTGTCTGTAGTAGGATGATTTTTCCCAGTTAACAAAGCTAAAAAAGAAGTTCCTGCTGATTGTGCAATATCAAATTTGCTTGCAGGAGTTACGAAATCATGATTACTATCATAGGTCGGGGACGCAAGACCTTGAAAAGTCATCGTATAACTTCTAGTATTATAGGCTTCGGGTATTTGTATTTGGTTTTGAACAATCTGTTGTGTATATAAAACTTTTGCGGTACTATCATTGGGTAAATATAAAACAGTAACAGTTGCTGAAATAGTACCATCACTAGATTCATTTTTAGTAATACTAGACAATATAGGATCGTAATCTTGTGCAAGTGTTCCTAATCTTTCTACGCTTACAGTTTTAGTTAGAAAAGATTTTAGTACATCTAAACTATTTTGATTAGCCGTTTTATTTCCTCTTCCTTCACAACGTATAGATACAGAAGATGTATATGTAGCAGTTTTGTTGTAGTATGTATCTCCTAAAATTGAAGTAGATTCTAAATCATATGGTATATCAAATTTTTCTGAAACGCTAAAACTTCTAACGCTGTTTTGATTAGTAAACCCATAAACAGGATTGTTAAGAGGACTGATAGACTCTGCTTCAACAACAACAGTATATACTAAAAGATCTATAAAGTTTGATTCTTCAGAAAAACTTACAGACTTAATTTTACCGAAAGTACTACTATTCGTAGGATATGAAACTGATGTACGAATTGGATTTTTAGATTTGTCTAATACGTTTTTTGCAATCTGGCCTAAATCAGAAACATCATTACTAGTTACTTTATCTGTTATTGTTACAATATCTTTTTTACCAATAATAGCTCCATTATCGTCTTTAAAAACTTCTACGGTTACTGTAGCAGAAGGTCTGTAAAATGTTAGTCCTGAAAAACTTATAGCCATGAAGACTTCCTTATTATTTAGCTACAATAAAATTACCACTCATAGCGCTATGAGAGTTGCAAATATAATATAAACCACTTTCTGGTGCGTCATGCCTAACGTTCCAAGTAACAATACCGCTAGTAACTCCAGTGTTGTTGCTTAATCCACTAGTATAAACAGATCCATCCTGTTTAATTTGGAATGGGTGAGCATTCTGTGTTTTGCTAAAAGCATAAGTGAAACCTCTATATACATAGATTGTTGGGTTTTGATCAATACCACTACCTTGTGTACCACCACCGTTAAAGTGATATTGTGTATTTAAGTGATTACCTTCGATATCAAAAGTAATTTTAGGTACAGTTAAAAAGTTTACATCATTAGTTAAATTACTAATATTATCTCCAGTAGTAACATAACTACTATCATTAGTTAAATCACTAACATTGCCACCACTAGCTAAGTAGTTAGAATTATTATTTAATAAACTGATATTATTACCAGCTTGTATAAAATTATTTAAACCAGTACCACCAAACGTAGCATCAATATTAACAGTAGTTCCAGTAAGTGTAACATTCGTTGCATCAATAACAACATTAGTGTTTTTAATGTATGTAGTATTATCAGCAGCAGCAGTAATACTACTACCAATCATTTGTACTCCTGTATAAGCAGAAGTATTGCCCTGTCCAAGTATATATACTTGATTATTATCTACATTATTATTATATCCAACAATACCAATATTATTACCAGAAGCATCATTATTAACGCCCACTACTGAAACATTTTCACCATAAGCACCATTATTATATCCTACGACTGCAGAATATAGTCCACTATTTCTATTTGAAGTACCTATAGTAGTTGAATAATTTTCATCAACATCATTATTTGTTCCTATTGCAACAATGTGATCATTGCCAGAACTGGTAAGATCATTGTTATATCCCACAATAGTAATTTCACCACTATTATTCGATATAGTATTAGTTAGACCAACAACTGTAACATTATCCCCAGCTCCTGTAATAGCAAGATTACTACCTACTAATACAGAATTGTCTAAACCTGTTATATTGGAAATGTTTACACTGTTACCATCTACACTTAATACATTGGTTTGAACCCCAGAGCTCATAACATCAACTACAAACTTGGTGTCTTCTGAATTGTTAGTAGGATCAATAACTTCAACTCCAAAAGAAACACCTGTAACCAATATTCCACTATTATTAGTAAACATAAATGCTTGTTTATGTTGTACTCCAACAGTAGAAACTCTGGTATTTTTAATATCAAAATTAGTTCCTGTACTATCAACATAAATACAAGCTCTATTGGGTTGGTCTGATTTTAATTGAATATAATTGTTATTATTTGAATATAGATATACACTATTTGTATCTGTTATATTAGCCCCTGAGCCTCCAAATACCCAAACGTCCGATCCTGTAATGGCGTGATTTTTACCGATAACACCACCGAAAGAACCACTATGAATAGTATTAGAGTTTCCTATCGAAACACTGCTAGTACCACAATTAGTTGAAAAATATCCTAATACAACATTTTGACCTTTATTAGTATTACTAGAACCGATAACTACTCCACCTGTAACAGAATTACTAGTGCCAATATTTACATCGTCATAACTAAGTTGTGCAACAGTTTGTAGATTACCATTATATGATATTTGTAAATTTAAAAGACCATCTTCTGAGCCTGCTGTTTTATCAATAGCTTCAGAGACCACTCTTGCATATGTATTATTAAAACCAGCACTATCAAGAGCTACAAAATTAATATGTCCGATATCATCACCAGCTACAAAACTTGGGTGTAGATTTTTAACAGTCATAGAAGGAATTCCATTGCTGCCTGTAGTTGTAACAGTTACTCCTTCAGAACCAGTCACATGAACATCTAATGCGTCTAATGGGAGATTGGTTTTTAACCCTACTTTATTAGTAGAGCCATCGACAAAGAATGTATTTGGAGAGCCTGTACTATGAATAGCAAAGTCTAAAGATCCACTTAAAGCATTAAAAGTACTGCCGTTTGAAGAGAGTTGAATTGGTGAATTAGTAGTTCCAGTACCTCCTATAAATAAAGTATTATTAGAAAAATTAAGAGATGTATCACTACCTAATACATTTCCACTAGCTATTTGAATAGCTCCATCTATACCAGCAGAAGCTGCAGTGTCAGAAATAGGATCTAAAACTATCCAATTGGTATTGGTAACATCAGATACAATTCTTACAAAATCATTTTTCTTAGTAAGAACATAGCTAGATCCACTGCTAATTGTATTAGAACCTGAAGGAGTAATAGTAACAGCATTAGCCCGTTCTGTTTCAGAGCCACTTAGTGAAGTAATAGTAAGACCAATTTGAGCAGACTCTATGGTAATATCTGGAAGATTAAGTGTGACATTTGATGCTGCATCTATAAAATAAGTACTGCTAACATTATCTAATGTGCTGGTTGAAGAGATTCTATCTGTATTAACAAAATTAGGATTATTATCAATTAAATCTACTACTAAATTTCCGTCACTAGAAAAAGACACTTTAGCATTACTATTACTGGAAGAATGTATGGTTTCTCTATTAAATGTAGATTGTCCACCAACGGTAGTAATATATCCTACTCCATATTCCCACTTTAATGTATTATTACTTGCTGTAAGTTTGTATGTAAACCTATCTTCCTCGTTCTGAGTTGTGGAAACAACAGTACTAAAAGCTCTAAAATTAGAAACATCACTGACCAGAAAAGACGAAGTTCCTGGACTAATATTCAGGTCACTTTGAGCTCTTACGTTATAATTAAAAATTTTCTTAGCCATTGTTTCTACCTTTTTAGTAAAGTTTAAAATTTACGCTGTTTGTTCTCCGGTACCATTTACTTGATTTCTTAGTCCATCTACATCAATTCCAGGCATTTGTGTTGATAAAGCATCAGCAACTGAATTCATTATACTTGATGTTAGGTTTTCAGCATTAACAGAACCTCCTGCTCCAGCCTCTAAACCTTCTATATTAACAGTTATTTCTGTTGGCATTTGTATGCTCCCTTGTACTTCAATTCTTCCATTTATATTTCCAATAGCAGTTATAGCGTTTACTAGACTATTCGTTTGATTCAGCAAGTTAGCAAAAGCTGTAACTGACTGAGAAAAATTAGTTACAGGTACATTTAAAGCACTAACGCTTGATCCAAATATGTTTGCTCCAACTCTAATTACACTAAAATCTATACTCCCTAAAGAGTTTATTCCAGCCTCAAATCTTGTGTTAAAAGATGCCAAAGAACTAAAGTCTATAGGAGCAGCAGGAGTAGCAGCAACAGGAGCAAAAGACCCAGCACCTGCAAAACTACCAACTGCAAGTTGGAATGTACTTACTGCGCTTGAGAAGGCACTAACTGGACCACTTAAATCTACCCCTCCACTACTACCACTACCAACAGAACTACTAGGCATAGTAAAAGATGAAAGACCCACTGGAGCATCCAGACCATTCTCTGCATATAAAACACCATTGTTTACTTTACCACCACGACT